CTATTATTAAGTACATTGAACAAGCAAATTATTTTAGTTCCAGATAGAGATAAGTCAGGTTTCAATATGATTGACCGAGCATTAGAATTAGGCTATAGTGTTAGCTTACCTAATTGGGACGAGGATGTGAAAGATGTAAATGACGCTGTAGTAAAGTATGGTAAACTACCTACCCTATTAAGTATACTACAGTGTGCTACCAATAGTAAAATCAAAATAGAAATGCAGAGGAAAAAAATTGGCAAAACAAGAAACTAAAAAGCAGATAAATTATACACCAGAAGTTCAGAAGTTGTTTCTGAGAATGATGCTCACTAATGCGGAGTTGTATACCCGTGTTATGAACATTATGAATAGTGAAAATTTTGATAGGTCATTAAGACCAGTGGCAGAAATGTACAAGTCACACACAGACAAGTATAGAGTATTGCCAGATGCAACACAAATTAAAGCAACAACTGGTATAGAGATTCAACCAGTAGATGATTTGACTGATGGGCATTATGAATGGTTCTTTGATGAATTTGAATCGTTTACTAAGCGACAAGAACTAGAACGGGCAATTCTTAAAGCAGCAGACTTGTTAGAGAAGGGCGAGTTTGAACCAGTAGAGAAACTAATCAAAGATGCGGTACAGATTAGTTTACAGAAAGACATGGGTACAGATTACTTTGCTGACCCTAAAGGTCGCATCAACAAATACTTTAATAGCGGTGGACAAGTATCTACAGGATGGCCTCAGATGGATCGTATTCTATATGGCGGTATGAGTAGAGGTGAGTTGAATATATTTGCAGGTGGCTCAGGCTCGGGTAAATCATTAGTAATGATGAACATTGCACTAAGTTGGTTACAGATGGGAATGAGTGGGGTTTATATCACATTAGAATTGAGCGAAGAATTAACATCATTAAGAACAGATGCAATGTTAACCATGATGGGAACAAAAGCAATTCGCAAAGATATTGACACAACAGAACTTAGAGTTAAGATGGCAGGCAAGAAGTCTGGTAAGTATCGTGTTAAGAATTTACCTGCACAAAGTAATGTCAATGATATACGTGCTTACTTGAAAGAGGTACAGATCCAGACTGGTATTAAGATTGACTTTGTAATGGTTGATTATTTAGATTTAGTAATGCCAGTAAGTATTAAAGTTAATCCAACTGACCAGTTTATTAAAGACAAGTATGTAGCAGAAGAATTGCGTAATCTAGCGAAAGAACTTGGTGTATTGTTGGTCACGGCAAGTCAGTTGAATCGTACTGCGGTTGATGAAATTGAATTTGACCACAGTCATATTGCAGGTGGTATCAGTAAGATTAATACAGCAGATAATGTGTTTGGTATTTTCACAAGTCGCAGTATGCGTGAGCGTGGGAAGTATCAGATTCAATGTATGAAAAGTCGTAGTAGTACAGGCGTTGGTATGAAGATTGATCTAGAATATGATGTTGAGACTATGCGTATTAGTGATCCGGGAGTTGACGGGGAACAGAGTTATACACCAAAGCCAAGCGCAAATGACATAATGAGTACATTAAAGCCACAAGCTACAGTTACAGATTATACTGTTGATCAAAGTACTGGAGAAATAACATTAGAACCGTTGACTAGAACAGTTCATGCTGATGTACAGGGTTCAAAATTCAAATCATTATTGAACTCATTAAAGAAATAATTATTCTGGAAATTGACTAAATACTAGTAGGATAATTATATGCAAAAACAAACCCGCTCCCTCTTGCAGGAATTAGAAGCACTTGGAAATAACCGTGATACTAGTCACATTATTGAGAGTAGAGCCCATAATATCATAACCAGTGCTATTAATTTACTAGAGTTAATTAATAAGCATTACCCTGAAGAACAGGCACAGATATTGGAGCGGAAGTTGCTAAGTGCTATTAAAAGCAAAGACCAGCAGAGATTTTCCAAATCATTAAGGAAGAACCGTGAACCTAGCTGAATCATTAGCAATACTTAGAGATAAAGTAGATAAAATTTCTGCTTTAAAAGAAGATAAAGGACACCTAGATCACCCTGAAGATTTGATATTTCTGGGAGGGAGTAGTGGTGCAAATCGTGCGTTACAAGCAGCAGTTGCTACTGTAAAGAATCCTAAGACTGTTACTATTAAGTGGGACGGATATCCTGCATTGATATTTGGTCGTAATAGCCGCGGCAAGTTTTCTATAATGGACAAGCATATGTTCAATAAGAAAGATGGGTCAGGTAGACAAGTATTCAGTCCAGAACAATTTATGCAATATGACCAAGCTAGGGGTGTAGACCGTTCAGGTCTACATTCATTAATGACAGAGATTTGGCCTGGTTTAGCAAAAGCATCCAGTGGTAGCAAGGGCTATTATTGGGGAGATTTGTTATTCAGCCAGCCATTAGCAGAAAAGAACGGCATGTATTCCTTTAAAGCAAATCCAAAGGGTATAACTTACACAGTTGCTGCTGATAGTAATATTGGAACATTGATAGACGATAAACAAGCTGGAATTGCAGTACATCAATATCTAGCACCTAACGCTATGACAACAGATGATGCTACTACATTAGATGGTTCTATCGGTCAACTTAAAAATAATAGCAATGTTGCTATTGTTCCCAGTGCTATGCCAATTACTCCTAAAATGAAAATTGACACATCATTAGTTAAAAGTACTCAAAATGCTATTAAAAAGTACGGGGCATTAGTGGATCAATTTATGGATAATGCTCCTCAAGCACGTAATTCATTTAATCAATTATTTACAGTATTCATCAACAAACGAATTGTAGAAGGTAACTTAAATGATTTGGCACAAGGATTCATGGACTTTGTTAAATCTAGACCTATGACGGAATCTATGAAACGAAAATTATTAGGATATACTACGTTAGATCCAAAGACAAATAAAGAAGTACCTGTTCCTGGATACTTACAACAGAATGCTGAAGCTATCAAGGGAGCATTTACTATATGGGTAGAGATGTATAACTTGAAAATGTCTATAGTAGACCAATTAAATCAAGCAGCAAAATCTAGCCCGGTCAAAGGTTACTTAGATAACGGCACTGAAACGCATGAAGGTTTTGTATCAAATGGCTTAAAATTTATTGATAGAATGGGTTTTAGTCGCCAAAATTTAGCAGGCCGCTAAACCAAATCCGTGTTTTTTTCGTACCAGGACTAAATATATGTATGAGGCAGTAGGCTTCAACTTATTTAAAGGCATTTCAAAATGGCACAATTTACAAAAACAAACGGTGACTTTCTACCGGTAATCAACTATGATTCATTCTCATACACCAACAGTGGTGCAAACGCAGTTAGTTCTGCTGCTACAGTACAACCTCAAGGTCCTAAACTAGACTTCTTCACAGTTACAGCAGCTAGTTCAGGTGCTTTCTCTGGTACTCAAGTTAGCTTGATCATCCAAGCTACACAACAATTAGCTACAGTTTACATCTATGAGTTTACAACTGCAGGTCCTGATACATTAGCAATGGCTGTGTATCCAACCGGCGCTTGGACAACTACTACATTGAACGCAGCTATCATTGCTGAATTGACAGCAGGTGGTGTTGCTAACACAACTGTTACTACAGCTACAGCTACATTCACAGGTTAATCAATATCTGTATAAAAGAACCCTAGATTTTCTAGGGTTTTTTTACCTCTGTTAAATAGTAGTATGAGTTACATTATCTCTTGCTATACCCTATTTGATATTACGCAAACTAATGTACCAAACCGCCATCGTCCTGATATGGACAATGAATGGCGTTATAAACGCAATACACAAAGCAATTTTGACACAGTTCAGCAAGCTATCTCATTACGTAGTCAGCCTGAAGTTGTTCGTATCCCTGAAAAAATAGAAATCAGATTTGACGAATTCACTGAGTTTGGATTTTTGTTTGAACAACAAGATACAGAGATTTATCCATGCTGGAACTTTGATTTTGCGGTGCAGCATCCTAGTGTATTTTATGATGGGGTAGCTGAATTGGGAGCATTATATAGAGATTGCGACCAAGTCCCAATGATTAAATGCCATACCGAATGGGACCAGCTACCTACATTCTTAGATACCAGTGATGAGTTAAGAAACATATATTTTAAAGTGTTAACCAATGATAAGTGATAAACTACTACATAAATTTACAAAAACTATATCCAATCAAGAAATGGAGAAGTTAAGTGAATTGTCTATAATGCAAGGACCAGATGGTTCTTATTTTCTATTCAACAAATATTCAATTAAAAAGAATAACGATTGTTATACAGTAGAAAAGGATACTATTGCAGGAATTAAAACCTTCAATGTATTAAAAAATGCTGTATCATGGTGCACCTTTGACAAACGGAACAGCATATACGAATC